CAGAGCCGGGTTCACAACCGGCGGGTTCTTGGCATTGGCGATCTGGCCGTCGATGTTGGCTTCAAGAGCAGCAACAGCTTCTTCACCCATCGCGTCCTTAACCCAGCCAATAACCTGTGCTTCGGTCAGATCGGCGAACGGGGTGAAGGGCGCTTCCGGGTCCAGCGTCAGAGACTGAGTGCCATAGACCGAGCCAGCATAGTCTCCGTCTTCGCCATTGCAGCGCCAGTGGACATTGAACACAACATCTGTCTGGCCTTCATGCTCAGGATAGCAATCCATCTGAGCGACGATCCAAGTGTAAGTAGTAGCCATTTTACTTTCCTTCGAGTTCTGCCACGCGGGCGCGGAGTGATTGAACTTCCTTGACGAGCATCGGGACTAGCTTGGAGTAGTCCACAGCCATCATCATGTCTTCGTCTTCCGGTGCGCTGACCGCTTCCGGGGCAACTTCGATCAGTTCCTGAGCGATGAAGCCGTAACGCTGGTGTTCACCGTTGACCTTCCAGTCGAACTGGCGAACCCGGATCGCGTCTAGCACTGCGCCCGCATCAGCGGCATCTTCGATATTGTCCTTCATCCGAGCGTCGGATGAGGTGTTATATGAGGTCGTGGTCCCGCTGGTACCGATGTAACCTACGCGCCCGTTGTCGTTGAAGAACGACACCTGAGAGGTCAGAGCGGTGCCAGCGATCTTGGTAGCAAGGCCACCGAGGAACTGGCCCTTGAGGAACGACACGTCGTCAAACGTGCTGCTGGTCCCAAGCAGCAGGTTCCCGCTGCTATCGATGCGCATACGTTCGGTCGCCGTCCCGGCGTTCACTGTCGCAATCGTTGCAATCGGTCCAGTGCCTTGGATCAGGCCACCGCCGAAATCCGCACCGTAAGTCGCATCGCCCGTGAGGCGAAGGAAGCTCTGCGTTGTGCCAGATGGCGCGGCAGTTGTAGCAACGTGCAGTTTCTTGGCAGGCGAACTTGTGCCGATCCCGACGTTGCCGCTGCTGTCGATGCGCATCCGCTCAGTAGCGCCTGTACGGAAAATTTGCGTACTGCCGTTAGTGATAAGGGTCTGGTAGGCGCTGTTCGCGGCGTTCACTGCGTCAAGCACTACTGCGCCTGTGCCAAGTTCACGGACAAGGAAGCGTTGGTCTGTTCCAGCCAACACATCAAGTTTTCCGCTGATGCTACTGGATACGCCGATCCCGACGTTGCCGCTGCTGTCGAGTACCATTGGGTTCGTGCCAGCAGTAGAGCCTGACGAAAAACGCATGGTCGTTCCGGTTGGATTATCAATCCAGAACCACGAACCCCCCGCGCCCGCTACGCGGATAGCGCCGACACCGCTTGAACCAGTAAACGAACCCGTGCCGCTGACATCCAGCTTATAACCCGGCGAACTCGTCCCGATCCCTACGTTGCCGCTGCTGTCGATACGCATGGCCTCGACGCCGCCCAGTTGCCATACGTGGCTGCGGTAAGGAGCCGCCTGCGCGGCATTGTAAACAGAGAACCCAGTCGTTGCGTCTCTGGATATGTCGAGATATTGCGCTGAGGCTGTAGTCCCCAGTCGAAGGGTTGTAGTCACCGCAGGGTTTTCTAGGTGAAGTTTCGCCCCCGGCGAACTCGTCCCGATCCCGACATTTGTGCCATCGTCATAGATCACCGATGCCGACACCGCCGAGGTGCCGTTGCCCTTCAGAACATACCCGCTGGTCAGCGAGGTAGCGCCCGTGCCGCCGTTGGCGACCGGGAGAGTACCACTAACCTGGGTCGTGAGGCTGACAGTGCCTGACAGATCGCTAGTCGGAACAGTGGCCGATGCGGTCAGTGCAGAAGTGCCGCTGCCCTTAACGTAACCTGTGAGCGTCGTTGCCCCGGTGCCACCGCGCGCCACCCCTAGCGTAGTGATCGTCGGCTCTTTACCGTTAAGCTGCGTCTGGATCGACGAGGTAACGCCATCAAGGTAGCCGAGTTCGGCGGGGGACAGAGTAGCGCCATTGGCCGAGACGTTACCGGCGATGGTCAGAACCTTGCCCGAACCAACATTCAGGCCCACGCTCGTGCCTGTGCCGTCTGCCTTAAACAGAGCGTCAATGGTATCGAGGTCGGTATTGAGCTTAGTACCCCAGGTATCGGCGCTGGCGCCTACTTCGGGCTTCGTAAGTCCAAGGTTCGTCGTGGTAGTATCAGCCATAATTTACCTCACGCAGCCAATGAGTCTGGAAATACTCGCGGCGTCCAAGTTTCGCTTGTATCAGAAAGCGGAGTCCAAGTCTCGCTTGTTGTTTCTTGCGGCGTCCAAGAAATAGCAGTATCTGCTTGAGTAGTCCATGTCTCAGGCGTAGTTTCTTGTGGCGCCCAACTTTCCGGCGTTACCGGCTGCGGCTCCCACTTCTCCACCGCGTTGACAGTTACGCTCGACTGCGCGTTTGCAGCGATAGTTACGCGCTGGATGCGGTTAACCGTTACCTGCGCAGACGACTGCGCGTTCGTCGTAATGCTAACAAGGAACACGCCTTGCAGCGTGCAAGTGACAGAGGCCGCGGCGTTCGAGGTCGCGCTCGGCTGCTGAATGCGAGTTGCGGCGACAGTCGTACTTGACGCGGCGCTGGACGTAACGCTCGGCTGCTGAATGCGCGTAGCCGAAACCGAACCGCTTGCCGCTGCGTTAGCCGTAGCGGAAATTGACTGGACGCGATTAGCGGTAACAGTTGTCGATGACGTGGCCGATGCGTTGGCAGCCGCCAGTTTTATGATCTGCGCGGACGCAGATGCAGAAGACGTGGCGTTTACGACAACCCCGATTTCTTTCGGGTCTATGCCGTAATTGCCACGTCCGTAAAGGCCGCTACCGTAGCCGGCCATCTATCAGTCCAGATTGATGTCGAAGTCTCCGGCCGGGATGCGAAGCACATCGCCCGACGCAATAGTCTTCGAAGTCGTGAGCGCGCCGTAGGCCAGCAGGTTGCCGCCCGACAGTGCATCATAAACAGCGGCGTAAGTGATCGTGCCCCATGAAGCCGTGGCAGTCGGAAACTCAACCGCAGCCGTGTTGGAAGCCTGGTTGCCCGTCACGGTGAACGCAATCGTCTGGCGGGCATACGAGCCACCCGACACTTCGGTGCCGCTGCCAGTCTCGCCCGGATCGCTGGTGAACAGCGCAACATACAGCGTGGACGGAGCGGTATACGCGGTCGCCCCGAAGACGTGCAGGAGAACCTTGTTCTCAAGATAATTCGAGAAAGACATTCAACCGATCCTTAACCAAACGTGCGGAAACGCGACTTCAACTTAGACGACCCGATGCGGGCGCGTTCATCGGCCAGCATCATATCATCAAACAGGCGCTGATACAGCCCGGCCCAGACATTAATCCGGTCGTCTTCCTTCAGATACGGAGCCGACTGGATGAGGGCTGCGTAAAGGTAGAGATCAGGACTTTCTGTCAGCAACCAGTTAGTTGTATTGCTATCGGACAGTGCCGGAATCTTGGCGTAGTAGAGAAGCTCGGCGTCGTACTCGCCATCCGGGTACGGCACGACCTGGAACTGCTGGCCGACGGTCGTGTAGAACAGCGGCTGCTGCGATGCACTGTAGACCTGACTTTCTTCCAGCGCCTGTTCCGGCGTGACGTAGAGCAGCGGCGTAATCGGATTCGTGTTAAGCTGGAACCGAATGGTCTGGAGCCAATCAGCCGGCACCGCGAAATACGGCGTGTCCAGCGTGGCGTCCGAGCGCGTCACCATCTTACGGTGGCGGACAGTCCGGTTGAACTGTGCTTCGGCCAGCGAAATGAAATTAGGGATTGTGGTGTCCAGATCGTCCCGGTTCAGCCAATCCGCGACGGCCGACTTCAGTTCTGCGTAAGTCGTAATCGCCATCAGATCGTCCCCGGTCGCACACGCCACATTTCATTGGCGGGATCATTGAGCCACTTCACGAGTTCCTGTTGATCGTCCAGGATACCCTTCTGCTTTAGCTCCATGTAGACCGTCATCGGGATGCGGCCAACGTGGGTAAACTCGCCCCAGCGTTTCGGAGCGGCGTCAAATGCGGCCCTGTTCGACTCAACGATCCCGGTAACATCCTGCTCTTTTACGATGACCGCGTTATCGTCAGTGCCGTCGTAGTCGAGGTAGGTGTTGATGCCGGTATCGGCGTCGGTAGAAATAAGGCGCTTAGTCACTTACGTGTCCCCACGTTCTGCGGGTTCTTACACCGCGAATACAGTTTTGGCTAAGACCCAATTCTCTAGCTAGAGAGGCGTGAGACTTTTCCTTGTTTTGCCTTATATAGCGAACCAGATCATCATTCAACTTCGATTTACCGTTTCCAGTTCCGGTCGGCGCTACAGTGCGTTTGCGCCCCTTGCGTATCATGTCCTGTGTATTTTCCCTGTACGTTCCCACTGACAAATGGTCCGGGTTTACGCATGACGGGTTATCGCAAGAATGCATTACAACTAGGCCATCCGGTATCGGCCCTTTATGCACTTCGTATGAGTACCGATGGGCGGATATGGTTTTACTTCCGCGCCCGGCTTCTTGTAGCGAACCGTACCCTCTACGGCTCGTGTTGCCGGTCCACACCCAGCACTCATCTGTTTTCTCTATATGACGAAAAAATCGCTCGCGTACTTCCGCGTGGGATCGACGTGTATCGTCTGGCGTTCCGGTGCGCCTTACGCGCAAGTTGTGCTTATTGCACATACCGTTTGCCCGAGACTGATTCTCGCAGTTTTCAACTGAGCAGATATTCATACAAACAACCTCCGGTGCAGTAATTC